TCGCCTCTGATACTGACTCTATCTACATTAACTTTGGTGATGTGGTAGATAAGTTCCTGAAGAAGTTTGATGGTGATAAAGAGAAGACCGTATCAATGGTAGATAAGATCTGTAAGGATCAACTAGAACCATTCATTGATAAGTGTTACTCTCAGTTGGGTGAGTATGTGAATGCATACGAACAGAAGATGCAGATGAAGAGGGAGAACATTGCTGATCGTGGTATCTGGACAGCAAAGAAGAGATATATTCTAAACGTATGGGATAGTGAGGGTGTTCGTTATGAAGAACCTAAACTGAAGATGATGGGTATTGAGGCAGTGAAGTCCTCTACACCTGCTCCCTGTAGAACTATGATTAAGGATGCTCTCCGTATTATCATCGAGAGAACAGAAGATGAAGTTATTGACTACATTGATGATTGTAGGAAGAAGTTCAAACAGATGACACCAGAGGAGATTGCGTTTCCTCGTTCCGTTAGTGATATGATCAAGTTCCGTTCTGGGACAACAATATATGCTAAGAGCACCCCTATGCACGTGAGAGGTGCGTTATTATTTAATCATTACATTAAGAAGGAGGGGTTGGAGAACAAGTATTCTCTCATCAATAGTGGTGAGAAGATCAAGTTCTGCTACCTCAAGATTCCTAATCTAATTGGTGAGAATGTTATCTCATTCATCTCCGACTTCCCCAGGGAACTCAAGTTGGAGAAGTACATTGACTATGATACCCAATTCAATAAAGCATTCCTAGATCCACTCAAGATCATCTTGGATGCTATTGGTTGGAACTGTGAGAAGCAGATGTCTTTGGAATCATTTTTCACCTGATATATAAAACCCCCAGAGGATCACCAATGGAAAAACAAAAGTTAGCAATGGATTTATTCATTGAGTCTGTAATCAAACCAGACAGTGACCTTAGGGGTCAAGCATCAGAACAGGGTTGTCTAGAAGAACTTTTACAAATCCGTGATGATGTGATAAAATATCTTTATAACGAGAGGAAAAACTAGTTTATGGCATTATCCCAGTCAGTGGAGAATTCCCTCAAGGAGGCTAGTTCGTCTCTGAGGAATGCTCTAGCTTTTGCTGCCAGACAGGAGAGATCACATACCTGTCAGCATATTGCTAAAGTATTGAATGATATAGATCTCATTCAGAGAACGGATGAGATGTTTGATACCCTTGATAGTATCAAGGATAATAAGGGTGGTAGTAACCCATTTGGTAAATTTGGTTTTGATGAATGATGGATTTCTTAAAGGATATTGTAAATGAAATTGGTGGTGACTTCACTCAGATTGCCTCAGACATTGAAGAAAACGAAACATACGTTGACACTGGTTCGTTCATCTTTAATGCTCTTGTGTCTGGGTCTATCTATGGTGGTGTATCTGGTAACAAGATTACTGCAATCGCTGGGGAGAGTTCTACTGGAAAGACTTTCTTCTCACTCGCAGTGGTCAAGAACTTCTTGGATACTAATCCCGATGCATATTGCCTTTATTTTGATACTGAAGCAGCAATCAATAAGAACCTTCTGGAGTCAAGAGGTATTGATCTTAAACGATTGGTTGTCGTCAATGTCGTTACAGTAGAAGAGTTTAGAATGAAGGCACTTAAGTGTGTCGATATCTACCAGAAGAAACCAGAGGGTGAACGCAAACCTTGTATGTTTGTTCTAGATTCTCTGGGTATGTTGTCCACAGAGAAAGAAATCAACGATGCTCTGAATGACAAGAACGTCCGTGATATGACTAAATCACAACTCATCAAGGGGGCATTCAGGATGTTGACCTTGAAACTAGGTCAGGCTAAGATCCCAATGATTGTTACTAACCACACCTATGATGTGATTGGTGCCTATGTTCCTACTAAGGAAATGGGTGGTGGTTCAGGTCTCAAGTATGCCGCCTCTACTATTATTCACCTCTCCAAGAAGAAAGAGAAAGACGGTAAGGATGTTATTGGTAACATTATCAAGTGTAAGACAGCTAAGTCCAGACTCTCCAAAGAGAATACAGATGTAGGTGTTAGACTATTCTATGATGAGCGTGGGTTGGATAAGTATTACGGTCTCCTAGAACTTGGTGAGACTGGTGGTATGTGGAAGAACGTTGCTGGTCGTTATGACTTAGGTGATGGTAAGAAGATCTACGCTAAAGAGATACTAAAGGATCCAGAGAAGTACTTCACAGAGGAAGTTATGGAGAAACTAGATATCATTGCTAGGGGTACATTCTCATATGGATCTTAAAGTACAATATAACGCTGAGACCCCTATTATATGGAGGGGTGAATATCACTTCCCAATGTCTAAAATAGACAATCTAAGGGATGAAGTGGTGGGGATGGAAGATTGTAGGAGAATTAAGGTACCTAAGGACCATGAAACTGGAGAGATTTACAGTACATACTTCATAAATGACGTATTCAAAAGACCTGAAGTAACACTTCTACCTGTTTACAAGGATATAATATCTCAGGTGTCGATTGATATGAATTTCGTTGATTCTGATTTCTCGATAAACTACTGGTTTCAGGTTTATGATGGGAGTCATGAGAGTCATATGCACTTCACCGCAATGTCACCATACTCATTTGTTCATTTCATTAGACCTACTGAGGAGAAGTGTTTCTATTTTAGTGGTTCTGATGGGAGTAAACTTTATCCAAAACAAGACCCTGGTGATATTATTGTTTTCCCTTCCATGATACTTCATGGAGTGGATGCAAGTTATGGTAAAACAAGAGTATCCATAGCGGGAAACATAATGTTTTCTACAGTTAGAACACCATGTACTAATACAGGGGTGAAAATAACGGAGATTAGAGCGGGTTTGGATGTCACGGAGATTTACTCAGGATAATCAATATGAGTGAGTACATCAAACACTATAGGGGAGTTCTAACAGATACATCTTGTGATGTTCTGATAGATGCTCTTCTGAATGTAGATAGGAAGCATATAAAAGAACACCGAACAGATCGTAAAACATTTGATCAGGTGTTCCTTAATTGTGCAAATATGGATCTGATTCCAGGTATTACTAAAATAGTTGGTAATGTCATCAGACAATACAAGATGGATGTTCCATACTACACACAGTTCTTTCCCAAGGGACTGGAGATTGAAACACCAAAGGTCAAAGGTTATAGTCCTGGGGGACAATTCAAACCACACTGTGATGTAGATGCTACTTCCTGTCCAAGGTATCTTGCCTTTCTATTTTATCTTAATGATAATTTCACAGGTGGACAAACAGAGTTCCTACCTGGTATAATGGTAGAACCCGTGAAAGGTTCAGTAGTGGTATTTCCACCTAACTGGCAACACCCTCATTGTGGATTACCAGTGGAGACTGGTAACAAATATATTATGTCAACTTATCTAAGATACGTTTAATGGATCGAATTGAGAATTTAATACTAAGATCACTCTCACACAGTGAAGGGTTTTCTAGGAAGGTTATCCCCTTCATCAAACCAGATTATTTCCACGATAATGCTGAAAGAGTTCTCTTCGAAGAAATTGCACAATACATTGTTAAGTACAACTCCAATGTTACTGTACAGGCTCTAAGTATTGAGGTAGAACAGAGAACTGATGTATCTGATAGTGACATCAAAACTATCAGAACTATTCTGGATGACTTTGATGCAGTCACAGGAACTGATGAGTGGATGATTGATTCCACTGAGAAGTGGTGTAAGAAACAAGCAATCTACAATGCTCTTATGGAGTCTGTGAGTATTGCCAATGGAGATAGTCAGACAAAGGCTGAAGACGCTATCCCCAGTATCCTCTCAGAGGCTCTGGGTGTATCCTTCGATAGTAATGTAGGTCACGACTACATTGAGAATGCAGAGGATAGGTGGGAGTACTATCACCAGAAGGAAGATAAGATTCCCTTTGATATTGATCTACTCAATAAGATTACTAAAGGTGGATTACCTAATAAGACACTGAATATCGCACTTGCTGGTACTGGTGTTGGTAAATCACTCTTTATGTGTCACGTAGCAGCCTCTAGTTTGATGCAGGGGAAGAATGTTCTATACATCACTGCTGAGATGGCAGAAGAGAAGATCGCAGAACGTATTGACTCCAACTTACTCAATGTGAATATCAAGGATCTATCTGAACTACCTAAACAGATGTTTGAGAAGAAGATTGATTCAGTGGCTAAGAAGACACAGGGGTCCTTGGTTATCAAGGAATATCCCACAGCTTCTGCACACTCAGGACACTTCAAGTCTTTACTTAATGAACTAAAACTTAAGAAGAACTTCACACCAGATATTATCTTTATTGATTATCTTAATATTTGTGCTTCCTCTCGTATCAGAGCTGGGGCTAACGCTAACTCATACACACTAGTGAAGAGTATCGCAGAAGAGATTCGTGGTTTGGCGGTAGAGTTCAATGTTCCTATCGTGAGTGCTACCCAGACGACCCGTAGTGGGTATGGAAACAGTGATGTGGGTATCACAGATACCTCCGAGTCTTTCGGTCTTCCTGCAACCGCTGACCTTATGATTGCTCTTATCTCCACTGAGGAGTTAGAGGGATTGAATCAGATTATGGTTAAACAACTCAAGAATAGATACAATGATCCCACCCTCCATAAGCGTTTTGTTGTCGGTATTGATAGAGCTAAGATGCGGTTGTATGACTGTGAGCAGGCAGCTCAGGATGATATTCTGGATTCTGGTGATACAGAAACCCAGGAAGGTTCTTCTCTGAAGGACAAGTTGGCAAAACTGAGT